TTTCCCCGGAAGTCTGAGCCAACGCCAAGCCCGAAAGATGTTTCCCGCATGGACGAGGCGCTGCGCTGGCCGGTGCTTATACCTTTAGATAAATTCGTGCTGCGCCGGATTGTCTGCGCGCGCATGATGGTGAGCCCGCGAACAGGCAGGCATCTTTTTCCTTGGCGCCGTATAGGCACCTTACTCGGCGCGGACCATAAAGCAATTCAGCGCTGGCATGAGCAAGGAATCCATATCATCACTGGAAACCTTCAAGCGCAAAAGCGGGCTGCATGACCGCAGGCAAGGTCATCGACATGGCTGGGCGCAGCATTAACGAGTGGTTTGTCGTTAAGCGCGCCTACGGCGTCGGGGCAGGCACTTCAAAAGCAAAGTGGTGGGTAGCCTGCCCCGCCTGTAATGAGCAGCACTACGAAACTGGAAGCAAGCTGCGAGCTGCGGAACAAAACCGCTGGATCATCTGGTGCCGCGCTTGCGGCTTGAACGGAGTGAAAGAATGAACCGCTTGAAAGCGTTGGAGGCCGTGGCGGAGGCGGCGCGGCAGTTTAAAGCGGCGCGCGCGGCTGTGCCAGTCCGCAACTACGTGGCTGAAACCTACCGGCTGGAGGCAGCCGTCGACGCCCTCGACGCCCTCCCCGCCGATCCCGAGCCCGCGCGTGGGGAGGTGGTGGAGTTGGCTGTGTGGGAACACAACGACGGCGAAATCCAAATGGTGCGCTGCGACACAGAAGGCGAGGGTTACACCGATGGCGTTGGTGGATGGACCCGCCTCGGCACCACCCGCCTCCCGCTGGGGAAGGGGGACGGGGCATGATCGAACTCATCCGCCTGATAGCCGAAGCAACGACGCTCGCCGGTGGTAAGCACCCATGCGCCATCCTCGGCCACAAATGGCAGTTTACGGGAGGTTCAAACTGCGGATGCGAAGGCGTGCATCCAGACGGCGGGAAGTGGAACGGGCATTGTTCCGTGCCAGTCCATAAGTGCGAAAGCTGCGGAGATTACGATTACGGGGACAACGACGAGGCACGGACTATCCGGGGTAAATGCGCTGAAGAACTGACGGGAGGCGGGGCATGAACACCACCCCCTTTGCATCCGCCGACGAAGCCTGGTTCTGGACCGTGACTGCGCTGGCAATCCGGCATGGCGTGACCGGAATGGCCAAACGCCCCAGCCAACGCAACCTCGCACGCCCCTGCGGCCCTGACGACGTGATCCGGGCGCTGGATTTGCTCTACCGGGAAGGCAGCATCAACCCCAGCCATGCCCGCGTCCTGCGGCGCTGGGGCGAAAAGCAGGTAGCTCCCACGGCATCTGGCCAGGCCGCGGACGCGACGCTCTGGAACGAGGCAATGCAGCTTTTGGATGGCGTGCTCCGGGTCAAGGGGATTGTGGCATGAGCGGGCGGGATGTGATTGCCGATGCTATCCGCATTGAAGCCGAACAGGACTTGATCGCGGCATACGACGCCGAAAGCGTCACCGCGCGCATCCTCTCCGCCCTCGCGGCTGCTGGCTATGCGGTGGTGCCGGCGGAGCCGACAACGGGAATGCTTCAGGACGGACAGATGGCTGGGCGCAAGGCTCGCCGCCCTGCCGTTTCAGGCATGACCATTGACGCGCAAGTCCGCGCGGAGTGTGCGGTTGAAGCCGCCATCTACCGCGCCATGCTCGCAGCAGCCGGGGAGACGAAGGAATGAGCGCGTGCGACCGAATTGCCCATTACATCGCCATGCGGGATGCCATGCCTCTCCAGGAGGCGCACGACTGCATCCACGGCATCCACACTGGCACGCAATGGGAAGCCGAATTGTGCTTGTCGGATTTGCGCACCACCGTCGCAGAGGTCGCCGCGCTGAAGCGTGAGGTGGCGCGGTTGCGGGAGCAATTATTGGCCCAGCAGTGGTGGCACGACGCGGAAGAAAAGGCGCTGTCCAAACAGCCACCCGGCGCTGATCGGGATTGGCGCCGCCTGCAACACAAGGAACAGAGCAGCGCGATTTGCGCAGCCCTCGCACACAAGGAGCCGGGCGATGAAGGTTGAGGATGTGCGGGATGAGTGGCGACAGGTGGCGCGGGCGTATCGCGAGGCCGTGGATAGCCTGAACAGCGCCACCGATGAGCAAATTGCAGCGGCGGTGATCCGTCGCGCCCTCGCGGTGGCGGAGGCGGAAGAGCCCCCTCAACGCGCACGTGACGCTTTCGGCGCCTATCGCACCGGGGAATGCACTTATGCGGAGTGCTGGGCCGAGATTTGCGCCACGCTCGCGGGGAGGGTGACGCTGTGAGTGGGGACGCTGAGATCATCCGCAGGGCCGCCATCCAGTTTATGCAGGAATTGACGGATCAAAATTGGCCGTCTGATGGCGCGTGGAATGCACTTCGCGCGGCGTGCGGCTTGGCTCCTCTTCCTGCGATCCGCCGTGGAGGCGACATCAACGCCCTTCACCTCATAGCCCCTCAGCATTCGACGGACTTCAAGCCATGACCGCTGAGTGCCGCCCGCCTGAGGGCACGCCGCCCGGTTCGGTGTTCGACCTGATCCAAACCCGCCCCGGTGACGCGCATCCCATCATCGCGTGCTGGTGCGAAGGGGATGAATGGTTCTTGTGGGGAGGTCGCCGCACGATGACGCCTGCTGAGGTCGCAGCGGAGGGGTGGTGCATTGACGAGGATGGAGATCATGCCATTGGGGAGCCCCGCCATGACTGAGTGCCGCCCGCCAGATGGCACGCCGGATGGGACTGTGTGTGTGTGCGCTGCAGTGGGACGTGCTGCACGACAAAGCAGCATGGACTGGCGGTCAATGGCTGCTTCTCGACACGCAGCAAATCATGTCGCCGGAATATGCTTACGCATCTGGGCACCGCTTCCACTCCATCGCGGAGCCGCCCGCTGAAGATTCTTCGCTATGACGGTCTTAAAAGGAAGTTCTTCTAATGCGAACGCGTAAACGCATCGCGCCAGACCTTTCAATCAACATCAAAGCTCCTTCAAAGCTTCTTACAGAAGAGCAGGCAAAGGAGATTCTTCGGCGGCATATCGAGACAGCCGAAGGCCATACCGATCTGAAGCTGCGCTCTGACGCCTCTGCTACGATTATTTGGCGCGCAGCCCTACCCGAAACACACGTGCTTTCAACTCCAATTCCACATAGTATTTGCGTAGCCCTTGGCTTTTCTCGCGTTCGAGCCTACCGCTGGACCAATGCTGACAAATAAAGAAAAAGCGCGCCGCTTCTGGAACAAACGTAAGCTTATCTACGCTCAGCTTGCAGCGCGTAGCGATCCTGCAGCGCCAGCTTTCGCGTGGAAAACGCGGTCAGAAGAGTGGGATCTTCTCCGACATTGTCGCCGCTGGGAGCCAGCATTTACTGCTGAGATCGACGCGAAGATCCGCCGCTGGCGACTACGGCCTGATCCTATGTCTTGGAAGCGGATCGGCGCGCGGTTAGAGATTCCTTGGGTTGTCGTGCGGCAGCGCGGTGTTGGCTTAGGCTTCCCGATTCAGCAAACATGGAAAGAAGCTTCTTATGCAACTCGACAACGATCTGCTTGGTATCTGGCTGAAGGCGGAGACGCTGATGAAGGAGGAGATTCGTTTCTTGATCGAGACGATTCAGACCCAACGGAACCAGCTTGATTGCGTGGGGCGCGCTGCCCCGATGGCGGTTGAAGCGCGCTTGCGCGAGCTTGCAACTATGCCGCGGGACCGCCCCCCGCTTGCGGATCGACCGTCGATCTTCGCCCTTGGCGATTATTTTACGGTCTAGCCCCGATTTACTCTTGCCACTTCGGGGATTTTCGGCTACATTCCCCCTATAGCCAATCCCGGCTAACCCCCAAAGAGGAACCCTTCTATGGCATCCATCACCATCCAGCACGCCGAGTGGAACATCGAGCCGCGCTACGCGACCGGCCACGTGCTGAACGAGAACGAGGCTTCTGCCCTCAACCAGACCTTCTTCGAGAATATCCGCAACAACTGGGCCTCGCGGATCAAGACCGCTGCGGAAAACTCCCAGACGCTTTCGCAGGACGATCTCGATCGCTACGTGCAGGAATACCAGTTCGGCGTTCGCTCGCTTGTGAACCGCGAGCCGAAGGATCCCACTGCCGCCGAGGAGCGTCGTCTGGCTCGCGCCGCGGTGTCCGAAGCGATCCGCGCGCAGGGCCTGCGTCTCAAGGACGTGCCGGACGAGCAGTTCGATGCGTTCGTGGACTCCATCAACGATGGTCGTTTCCGTGGTCAGGCGGAGCAGATCGTCGCTGCGAAGAAGCTGGCTGCTACCCCGCTGTCTCTCGACCTCAGCGCCTTTACCGCGCCCGCGGCCGAAGCCTAAGCAGCAGAAAGAGCCGGAGGGGAAACCTTCCGGCTTTTTTCAGCTCTAATCAAAATAGGAGCCTTTATGATCCTAGTCATCTGGTCCGAGATTCCTGAAAACATCAAGCTCTTCCTGCTTCCTTCGACAGAAGAGAACCACCGCATTGCTGCGAAAGCGCACGGGCACTATCTCGGTTCGGGCGCGCAAGAGCCTGCGAAGGAACTCTGGGATATTCTCTCGAAGGAAAATCCGATCTACGATGAAGGAGATTTCACTCTTCCCGCAGGCATTACCCCGACGGAACAATATTCTCTTGTCGTTGTTTCCGGCTGCTTTCTTTGAAAGCTCTTGCGTGTAGTGTGGGGCGAGTAGTATGGTGTCTATGTCGCTTGCGCCAAAGGAACCTTAATTATGGCTAAAGACGAGCAGAATCCAGATCAAGACCGCATTCTCGTCAGAATAGACCGAGATATTCTCGATGACTTCCGGCGCTTCCACCCGCAGCACGGCGCCATCACGAAGTTTGTCCGCACAGCGATGCTTCACCATATCGACCGGCTGAAAAAGATCGAGGAATCCCTTCATGGAACTAAATCCGTTAGCGCTCAGCGAGATCCTTCAGAAGAACGCCAAGGATCTCACGGACTCTGAGATCGACCAGCTTATCGCAGGCTTCCGCGCGGAACGTGCAAGCTACTTGAGCGCTGAAGCGGCTGGAAAGCGCGCGAAGTCTTCTCCGATTTCCGACGCGGAGCGCAAAGCAAAAGGCGCCAGTCTTACTCTTGACATGCTCGGGCTTAAGAAGACCTGAGCTTTTGCCCGCTTGGCGAAATTGGCAGACGCAGCGGATTTAAGCTCCGCTTCCTTCGGAGTGTCGGTTCGAGTCCGACAGCGGGCACCAACAAAAAGGCAGCAATAAATGGCGCTTTCCCCTTTCCACCCAACTAACCCCAAGCTGCAGTTCGCAATCGACAACACCTCGATCTCTACCTTCAAGGATTGCCCGCAGAAATACTTCTACAGTATTATTTGCGGCTGGCGCTCCACCGGCACGGCTCCGCCGCTTGTCTTCGGAGGCGCGTATCACGATTGCCTCGAGCGCTATGACGCTCTACTTTGTTCGGGCCTTTCGCCGAAAGATGCTCTTCGCGATACGATCCGGCACGCTTTTAGCTTCGAAGATTTCGGCGATGATGAGCGCCGCACGCGAAGCAGCCTTGTTCGATCGCTGGTCTGGTATGCGGATCAATACGCTTCGGACGTGCTCACTACGCATACTTTCGCAAATGGCCGCGTTGGCCTTGAGATGAGTTTTAGCTTTGAACTTCCTTGGAAAGTCGCAGGCACAAACGACAGCTTTATCTACTCCGGCCACATCGACAAGCTCGCGCTCTACTCTGGCGATCTCTACGCAGTCGAACGCAAGCATACGGTCTCATCTCTTGGGGACCAGTTTTTCAACCGATATACTTTCTCTGGCCAGACTTGCGGATACGTCTATGCAGGAAAGGTCGTATTCGATGTTCCTGTCGTCGGGGCTATCATCGAAGCAACTCAAGTCGCTACCAATTATTCGCGCTTCGGAAGAGTAGTCGTCCACCGGATCAATTCCCACCTCGAAGAGTGGCTACAAGATCTCAATTATTGGTCTCGCCAGCTTGAGTATTGCGCAACGCACCAGTATTGGCCGCGCAACACGGAATCCTGCTCCAAATACAACGGCTGTCAGTTCCGAAAGGTCTGCGGGAAAGACCCTGCTGTGCGCGAACTGGTGCTTAAGTCAGAATTTGCGGTGCGGCATTGGAATCCGCTAGAAACCCGAGGCGATTAAAAAAGCTCTTGCTTCAAAAAACTTCCCCGGCTACTATAGCCTACAACAACGAAGAGCAAATGATGCCTTCCCTCGAAGATTACTCACAAAATGACCCGATCAAGATGCTCGTGCTTGGCAATTCCGGTGCAGGAAAGACCGGCCTGATTGCCACCCTGGCGAAAGACTATCGAGTCTTTATCGCCGACTTCGATAACGGCCTGCCGATCCTGATGGACGAGAAAGTTCTCGCGAAGGATCTCCGTAAGAACATCTACTTCAAGAGCTTTTACGATCCGGTGAAGCCGGACGTTGCTGGGCGGTTGCTTCCGTCAGCAGAAGGCTGGAATAACTTCGTGCTGACGCTTCGTGATTGGAAGGAGTCCGGCAATTCCCTAGGCTCGATCCATTCTTGGGCCGCTTCAGACGTGTTCGTGATCGACTCGCTTACGTTCATGGGCAACGCAATTTTCAACAGCATCTTGCAGCTCGCTGGTAAGCTTGGCCAACGGCCAGACTTCACGCTTTGGGGCGCTGCAGTTGACGCGCAAGAGGCTGTGCTGGAAACACTTTTCTCCCCAGCGGTGAAGTGCAACGTGGTCATCACGTCGCATCTTCGGCTCGTTGGAGATGAAACCGCTGGGGGCATTCAAAAGCTGTTCCCCAGCGGAATTACCAAGAACTCTGCGCAACGCATCGGGCGTTATTTCAATAACGTCGTGCTCGTGCAGAAGTCTGGTTTCGGCAACAACGTGAAACGGGAAATCATCACCACAGCAACAAGCAACACTGAACTGAAAACGACTAAACCCTCAAAAGTTCCTGCGATCATCCCGCCCGATTTGGGCAACCTGTTCAATCTACTGAAGAGCACATCATGACCGACATGACCGATATCCTCTCTCGCCCCGCTGGTTCGATCGAAGCGCCGAAGCAGCTGCCTCCTGGGCAGTATCTCTTTCGCGTGCTGGAAGGCCAGACGAAGAAGCCCGACGGCACCCCGCTCATGTCCTCCACTGGCAACCAAATGGTTGTCTTCCAGTGCCAGGCTGAGTCGCCGATCAGCGTGGATGCGGACCTCACCGGGATTGAGTTCCCGATCCGTATGCCGCTGCGTTTCGCGCTGACGCCGAAGACCGCTTTCCGGTTCCAGACGTTCCTCGTGGATCATCTGCGCCAGGGTGCGGACGGCGCTTCGCTGGCTGACCTCATCGGCACCGCCACTGGAAAGCTCTTCCGCGGCACCGTGACGCATGAGGCAAGCAATCAGCCGGGCAACAACAATCTCTACGCTTCGCTGCGTGAGACGTTCCCGGCTGAATAAACCGCGCTTGCGCGCTGGCCTGGGCACGCCATAAAAAGGCCCAACTCCCAGCAACAATAAGGTTTTCCTGGTGCTAATCTCTATCGAGCTGATCGACGTTCCACCCGAGCGCCAGCGGAAAGACCTTGGCGATATCAACTCCCTTGCGAATAGCCTTGCGTCTTCGATCGGGCAGATCACGCCGATTGTCGTTGCAGAAGCTGAAGGCCGCTTCACCCTTATCGCAGGTGAACGCCGCCTTACCGCCGCAAAGAAGCTTGGCTGGCCTTCTATCGACGCAGTTTTCAAGTCGGATCTTTCCGACTCCGAGCTAGTCCTTATCGAGCTTGAAGAAAACATTCGGCGGAAGCAGCTGGAGTGGCAAGAAGAAGTCGCCGCGGTTGCGAAATACGCGCAGACGCTGAAAGCCCCGAACGAAGCCGTAGGTAAGGCTCTTGGTCTTCCCGGCCAGACGGTCAGCCGGATGATTACCGTTGCGGAAGCTCTACTCGTAAATTCTGATCTTGCAAAAGCCCCTTCCTGGTCATCTGCGTATCAGATGTATCAGACGGTTGTGCAGCGGAAGACTTCTGCGGCTTTTGAAATGTTGCGAGCGGGAGAGACTCCTACTGCACCACCCCCAATAGCCGCCGTAGCCGCCGCCCTAGGGCTTCCCGCGCCGCCCGCACCCGTAGCACCCCCCGGCACCACGGCGCCGCCTACGCCCTTCCCTGCCGCGCCCCGCCCTATGTCGGCACCCCGCCCCTTCCGTGCCGTAGCCCAGGACTTCCTCGAGTGGGCGCCCAACTATATCGGAATGCGTTTCAACCTCATCCATTGCGATTTCCCTTACGGACTCAACATGGACAAGGCGCCGCTGCAAAACTCCGGCGTGCGCTGGGACACGATCGACAAGCGATACCCTGACTCGCCGGAGCTTTTCGACAAGCTTTGCAGGGCTTTCTTCGATAACCAGGATCGCTTCATTGCGGATGCGGCGCATTGCATCTTCTGGCTCACGCCGCGGAACTACGGAAAGCTGGCTTCGCGCTTCGCGCATTACGGCTGGGCTGTAAGCGAGTTTCCGCTGATCTGGCACAAGAGCGACAACGCAGGATCCGCGCCTGATGTTCGGCGCTGGCCGCGGCGCACGTATGAGATGGCGGTCTTTGCGTCTCGCGGAGACAACCGGATCGTGAAGGTGAAGGCTGCAAGCTTCTCCGGCCCGACGGCAAACTCTACCGGCGAATATCACCTTTCGGAAAAGCCCGCGCCGATGCTGGCGCACTTCCTTGAGATGGTAGTCGATCCGACAACTCGGATTCTCGATCCGACTTGCGGCAGCGGAACAGCGCTTCGCGTCGCGAAGAACCTCGGCGCTGCTCTTGGCCTGGGCTTCGACGTGCAAGAGCAGCATGTTGACTACGTGAACAAGCAACTGGAGAAATCTGATGCCGACTGATCCAATTACGGCGCAGCTTCAAACAGAGCTTGACGCCCGTGCAAAAGCGGGTATGCTCAAGTATGGCATTTCGGTTGCAGACAGTCCGCTTGCACTCCGCGCGTGGCTTCAGCACGCAAAAGAAGAAGCCTTAGACTTCGCGGTATATCTGCAAAAGATAATTAATAAGCTCGACGCGAATGACAGCTAAGATCCTTCTTGTCGTGGACTTCCCTGCCGAGGCCGATCTTCGGCAGGGGACTCTTCTAAGCATGGGCTCCGCGCCGGGCAAGGAACTCGATAGTATCCTTGCCGACGTGGGGCTTTCGCGTAGCGACGTTGAGATCACTTCTATTTTTACGACTCGCCCGCCAAATGGCGATATCAATGCCTGGGCAATTGACCGAAAGAGCATCAAGGCTTCGGTGGATTTGCTTCGCCCCTGGCGTGCGATTCCTTGCAAGAAGGGTGTAGCTGATCCGAAGCTGGTGCAGCCCGCGCTTGAGCGCCTTGCAAATACGATTGCGAAGTGCGCTCCGAATGTGATCGTGGCGCTTGGGAATATTCCGCTTGCGTCGCTTTGCGGAGTCTCCGGCATCGGCAAGCTCCGCGGCGCGCTGCACTTCTACAAGACAACAAAAGTCATTCCGACCTACGCGATCAATGGCGTGCTCGCAAATTACGAATGGCGCCCTTCAGTTGTAGCGGACTTCCTTAAGACTGTCCGCGAAGCTGAGTCCCCTCTCGCAGATCTTATCAACCGAAAAATCTACATCGAACCGACTCGGCGCGATATGGAGTTTTGGACTGAACGGCTTTGCGCGGAAGAGTTTCTTGCGTTCGATATCGAGACTCGCGCGAAGCAAATCACCTGCATCGGCTTCGCGCCGAACCGGGAAGAGTCCTTCGTTATTCCCTTCTGGTTCGGGAATGAAAACTACTGGAGCCAAGAAGACGAGGTATTCGCCTACAAGTGCGTAAGGAAGATCTGCGCTTCGCCTGCGATAAAAATCGCGCAGAACGGCCTCTATGACGTGCAATATCTCTTTAAGTATCAAATCCCCGTGGTAAACTTCCTGCACGATACGATGCTCCTCCACCACTCGCTTTATCCGGCTTTGCAGAAAGGGCTGGACTTCTTAGGATCAATCTATGCCAATGACAGGGCTTGGAAACGTTGGCGTGTCCGTGGCGGTGACACCCACGACCTCAAAAGGGATGAATGACATGAAGCAGCTTGTGATCGACACCGGACACTTCCGCGCGTATCTGATTAAGAATCATCCGCAGTGGAATGGAAGAACGGTTATTGAAGTTCACGAGCGCTTCGCGGATATGATCTCTTCGAATTGGAGCGTCATGCTGTCGCTTCCTTTGACTACGTATCTTCGGATTGCGCAGGCCGCGCTTCCGAATATCAAGTCCCTTCCTGATGGTATCGAAGAGGCGCTCGCGACAGAATGACAAACCTTGTTGTAGTTGAAAGCCCCTGGGCTGGCCTGGGCGGTGGAGAGAAAGCGAAGAAGTATCTTCGCGCTTGTATTCGGGACGCGCTTGCGCGGAATGAGATTCCCTGGGCTTCGCACGCGATACTAGCCTGGACGGAAGCGCTCTACGAAGAAGACGAAGAGCAGCGCACCGAAGGACTCGAAGTCAACAAGCGCATGATCGAGCGTGCTGATCTTGTCGCGTTCTACGTGGACTTCGGAATGTCGCCGGGAATGCAACTCGCTTGGCGCTGGGCAAAGTATCGGCAAGTCAAAGCCGTTAGCAGGACCATCTATAAATAATGCGAGTTCTTGAATCGGCGTCTCTCGACGTAAGCAAGCTGAACCCGATGCAGCAGTATTGGGCGTATAACGCGCTCGATTGCTGCATCACTTTAGAAGTCTTTGAGAAGCTTGCCCCGAAGATCCCCGAAGCAGGCTTCGCCTACGACATGTCTCGCACGATGCAAGGGCCTGCGTTCACGCTGATGAACCGAGGCGTGCGGCTTGACTCTAATCGTGTGCTTTCGTTGCTAGCTGATCTGCGCGAAGAGCGTGCGCGATGCGAACAGACGTTCTTCCGCTTGACGACTGAAGGTCTTGGGCTCGAGCCATACTTCGATCCGAAGCACAAGAAACACTTCGGGATCAATCCGAACTCTCCGCAGCAGCTTCAAGCGCTCTTCTACGAGCACCTTGCAATCCCGGCAATCAAAAACTTCAACCGGCAGACTAAAGAAGAAACGATCACGACGAACCGAGAGGCGCTGGAAAA